TGACTACAGAATTCGCCAGCGAATACTACCACGCTTTTGTGTGGTTTATATCGCAAATAATCATTTTCTTAAGCAGACTTACATTATCCTTTTACTTAGACTTCAACAAATTTTGCGAAGCAGTAGCTAAACTTTATGTGGCTTATATCACGAATGGAAACATTCCTATGTGGTTAACAGATTTTAGCAGCTCTTTGCGATACCATCTTCAGATGGATGAGGAAGACTGGGAGAACGTAGTTGGTGCTAGCTCTATATGGTTGGGTTTCTTAGTATTGTATGTATGGGCAAAACTCACGCTTTACTTTTACAGATTCTACTTCACGTCTATATACCTGGGGTATCGAGTCGGCAAAGCAGCGGTCTCAGAGTCTATCGGACGAGTGAAAATCGTCTTTGAACAAGGCACATACAAAGCTATCGACCAAGACAACAAAGTGTTAGGCGTTTTCGAAGAGAAAGCTATTCCTAACTCGTCCTTCCAGCCTTCACAACGCCTTAAGGCGTTAGTAGTCTTTTACAATGAAGACTCGGCTGTAGTAGGGAATGGTGTCAGAATCGGAGAAACCTTGTGTACAGCTACACACGTCGTGCGCGATGCTACTTATGTGGGCTCTGCCTATAACAGGAAACGTTTGTTAAAGGTTCGTGATTACGAGCTAGAGGTCTGCGGAGATCTCGCTCGAATCAAATGTCCTTTGGGTTTCTTTTCTGCCTTAGGAATTAAAGCAGCCCAGTCTGCTCCAGCTAGGAGGAATCTCACTGTCCGAGTGATGACAACACGGTTGGAGTTAAGTAAAGTATTGCCTATAGCCACACATGGGTCTATAGTAGCAGCAGTGAGTGCTACCAATTTACCGTATGCTTACACGCATACGTGCTCTACTCATAGTGGCATGTCTGGTTCACCAATCATGCATAACAACAAAGTTGTTGGTATACACATAGGCGCACACATGCAAGAAGACAAGAACGTAGCGGTGGAAGTTCACCCATATTTTATGACGCACTTGGAGGAGAGTGTAGCAGCTAGCGACAGCTACTTGTATCCTCCTAGAGCTAAATTTACCAATTCCAAATGGGGTCAACAGTATGTTGAACCTGTTCTCAAAGGTAAACCGTGGGCTGATTATTCCGATGATGAGGATGAAACATCAGACGTTGAGTATGAAGCGGATTTTCGGACCGACCTCTCGGAAGTGGAGGTTATGAGCAGCTCCGTAAGCACTTCCTCGACACGTTCAGACAAGTTGAGCCAACTGAGGAGAGAGGCGGTCTTGAAATATCAGAACCCCTCCTCTACGTTGGAGACATTGACATTGGAAGGAGATCGTATGGACGCAACACAAGAACACTGCCAGTTGACTCGAGAGTCACAGACAAGTTCCCAGAAGTTGCCGATTACACCTACCCTCCCACCGGTGCCGATCCGAAACGAGTCATTGCCTCTCTTGCCTATAGCAGAGGCACAACAACCACGCCCCGCCCAAGCGGAAGTGTCGGTAAAGAAGCGGAGAAGAAAACGAAAGAAGCGTCGAAAGACCCAGAATGGGTCGACGCCTGTTTCCACACCTTCTCAGATGGAATCTTTAATAAGGAAACTCTCCGAAGAGCAGTTGAGAGTTATCTTGTTGAAGTCCCTTCAAGATCAACCCCAGGGTGCTTCGTTAGCACCCTCGGGTCGATCAACAAACTAGTTCTTGACGATCACCGCGAGGTGATTGTCGAGGCGACGGTGGACCGCCTCTACAAACTATTCACAGCAGACAACTTTCCTGATGATCCTTTAGACAGAGTTACTATGGGATTCGTTGATTTTGTGCTGCCGTTTGAGAAGTTTGAAGGACACCCTAAACGCAAAGCGGTGGACGGGAGATGGAGAATTGTAACATGCCTCTCTCTTGTCGACCAGCTAGTTGAAAGAGTGTTGTACACCGATTTTGTGAGGGCCGTCAAGGATTCTTACCCCCACTCCGGGGTGGTTATAGGTATAGGATTTACCGATGATTGTGCAAAAGAATTTGCCTCTATAATACCCAAGAAAGGAGTTTATTCAACTGATATAAGCGGAATGGATCGCTCATTAGATGCTACATATGTTAGAGCATGTGTTAAGAGACGCCAGGACACATTAGGTTCCGGGTTTGACTCATACAAGCTCGCTATGTCTAGGCATAATGAGTGTATGCTTGACCCTGTATTTGCAGTTGATACTCCCACTGGAAGAAGCAAGTTGTTTGTAGGTTGCAAGCCGAAAGGCATGCTTTCCGGTAGATACGTTACCACTTACTTTAATAGTGACATAAGGGTTGACATGGCGCATTTAGCCGGCGCCGATTTTGTTAAAGCAACGGGAGATGATTGCTTAGAGCGACATGAAGACGGAGTTAATTTAATCTCTGTCTATAAGGAGCTAGGATTCGTTCTTAGAGATCCGGTACTTTTGGATGGTAGTATGATAGAATACTGTTCACACACGTATCGTGAGTCTAAGGGCTGGAAGCCAGCTCTTTCATCATGGCCTAAAGCACTTCACAAGTTGTGCTCCCGACCCGTGACTTCTGAGTATGTAGATATATTTCTGCATGAAGTTCGCCATAATACCCAGTATGACGAATTTAAGGAGTTGTTGTCCTTGAAAGGAGTGTTGCACTTAGCTTAGGCGGTGCATAAACTTATAACTTTAGAATATACATGTATATACAACTTTGTACATTTAAAATCCATTTAATTAAATATAATAATAATAGTAATAAAATTTATATAAAACCACCTAATAATGACAAGAAAAGGAAACGGTTTTGGTTCTTCT